AGCACCAATCGAAGCTTGAGTAGTTTCTTCAATGCGCTGTGCTATAATACGAGGTGCGGTGAATTCATTATTTTCGTCGGGTACAATTCGTGAGTAAGCAGTATCTTTGATAAATTTCGTCTCAGTCCCACCGTTAGATTTACCTGTAGTGAATCTAGCAGTCACATCAATCGAACATTTATTAGGAATAATAGTTTCAAGTTGTGGATTACAGGTTACGAAATTGTAATTCCTTGAAGATATAACAGCAGTTCCGCCTACGTTAGCATCAATACCAGGATCACTAGTCGCAAACCTGAACCCTGCCGCGTCTATAGCAGTAACAGTTTTAGTACCGTTCAGATCTGCTTCACTGAGAGAACCATAAGAACCAACCGGTACCCCACTGATAATAACACTCTCGCCAACGTTTAGACCATGACAGTCATGTCTTACATACACATATGCGGAACCGCTGTTTAGAACAATAGGATTTTTATCCAATAAGTTTCCTGGCAGTTCAGCATTACGTAATACTACAGATGCGTTAGTCTCAAAAACTGCTCTATGCATAACAAACGAAAGGTCCAATTCTTTAGAGAATTTAGTCGCCTTAGATGATGGAAGAAATAATTGCCCTGACGCTGCTTGCGATGAAACAATCTTACCCTGAGACCCAACAGCATAATCGCCAGATTTTGCAATCCATATTTTATATGCTTCTGATTGAGTTCGAACAACTAAAGCATAAGTTGTTTTAGGGTTCAGATATACGGGTTCATCAAAAGCAAATGTAGTAGCGGTAGCAGCAGTGGTGCTAGTTGCGACTTGTGAAGAATTGAGAGTAACCGTAGATCCGGGCACGACATTAGATCCCGGAACATTTCCTTCCATAGGAACGATCTCAATTGAAACTGGCAAACCCGTTGCCCCATCATTTTGCTCGAAATACAAATCAATTTTTGTGAGGACCACACCAAATTGATTATCAATCGTAAACGTCTGTGCAAACGGTAGAGACACATCGCTATTTGGAGATGATGATGTACCTGCTTGTGAATTTTGATCTACTGCAATATAATCAGACAAAACTGTTGACATATTTGCTATAGAACCGAGGTTGATATCGCCAGGAAAATCTCCACCCCATCCACCAGACACATGAGGAGCAATAAAGTTTACGGATGAACTGGGAATGGCATCAAGATACGCTTTAGTTTCTTTTTGGTTAACCCCAGCAATGCTGCCAGCACCCATCCGCAGAATTTTTCCCATATTCAATTTTCTTGGGTGTCGTGTTGTGGTCATATTATCGTTCGTGGTACTTATCATGCCAGACGCATTATAAGTGCCGATAGCATAACTACCCGCTTGATTATGATCTGGAACATTTATGTCCATCAATTTGAATTCTCGTTTCCCTGCTTTGAATCTTACTGGTACGTTACTACTGATTCTAGGTAAACCATTAGACGTTCTAATAAAACTTTGTCTAATACTAGGAATAAAGAAAGAACCCGAAACTTCTCCGTTGGCATCGGAGATCAAAGCAGACGGAACGTCAGGATGTTGAGAATACTGTTCCCCATTATTCCCTAAATCGGCAGATGCGTCTGTTCTATCAGCATATCTTACAAAGGATTCTGATTTACACCACGTAGACACGTTTTTACCGTCAAAGAACGGAATAAAGGTGGTGTTCGGTTTCAGACCCTTTGCAGTAAAATAAATTTTACGTGATCTCAACCAAGGGACAATAGCAACATCAACTACTCGATTCTGACCACTTACAGTCCTAATAGACTCGCTGGATACTACTCTTTGAACATGACCACCCGTTGCGCCTCGACCAGAGAATCTTCCGGTGCTAGTATTTCTTTTATTACGCTCTAGATTACCTTTACGCCCCAAGGATTTACCGCATCCGCCGAAGTTTGATCCACCAACTTCTTGCGATTCAACACCTCGACCCAACCAATTCCATTGATGTGAGTTGTAAAGGAATGCTTCATTCGTAGAAAGTCTTGACGCACCACCAACAGCACGTGTGCCATACGCTCTAGATTTCCATTCGTCTGATGATGGGGATAAGGTAATATCTCCAACATAATCTACTTTACCGTTAGTATTGATAGCAATAGATTCGGTTGCCAAAGGTTGACTTACCCACGCCGATTCTGTATAATTGATATAGACATTGTCGCCTTTCTTGATGGTGTTCTGTGAACTGTACTGAGGTCCATTCGGAGAAGTATCAGCAGCATCGAAAGGTCTATAGATCAATCTAATATTGTTGTCATCAATCATTGGTCTCAAAACTTTATTTTCCGGATCAATAGATGCTTTGAAATCATCGTCGTTTACATCTGATCCTGTATGATCAGTGAAATCATCAATCATCAATCCGGTTTCGTTTTTAGGTTCTCCGGATACCGGATCTAATTTAGGATTGAGTTTAGCTTCCAATTCGGCAAAACTAAGTTGATACAATTCTTCAAGATTATCTAACTTCCTTTCGAGTTTAGCAATATCTGCCATCGTATAACGTTTATGTTCGATGAAAGTTGTATTGATATCTTCCGGACTAAGAGTGTTCGGATTCATTACGATCTTATACAATTCTAACGAGTTATTAGGAGTCTTTTTGAACAAAGGTTCTCTTGCTTGTTGACCCAGAAGAATTTGAAAATCTCCGTCTTCTGTTACGATCAATTTATCAGCACGAGAATAATAGTAGGAAGCATCTACTTGAATAGGCACTCCCTCTACAGGATTACGTGCCTCAATATGTGTTGCAGTTTTCTTTCCGCGAAAATCTACAAAATCTGTTAGGGAGATAATTTCGCCTGAAGATAATTTATGTTTTGGAACCTGTGTGTAATCTACAGCATAGGAAAAGGCATCCGCATATAAACCGGTGCCGCCATCAAACTCGTCATTAGACCAGTCCCAATAAGTAAAGGTGTAAGAAAAGGTTGGTCCGGAGGTATCGAATGGCCCTTGTTTTATAACCCTTGCTGTTTCAAAATGCGTGTCTCGGGCACCATTATCAAGTTGAATAAGGTCAGTAATATCGGTCCCGTCTGAGGTAACACTAACTAGTTCATACACATCATAGTAACCTAAATCTTTGTAGATCACGCCTTCGGTTATAGACCATCCGCCTGATACCGTTGCAGTTGTCAAAGTTTTGATACGTCTCGTCGCATTGTTTCTACTAACTTGAGCAGTGACATGATAACTATCACCATTGACAACCGTTGCTGCATTTGAAGGGATTATAAAACTCTGACCATTGTTAGTAATATTACCAGTCGTAAGAGAAACTATTGCACCGTCTGAAATTTTAGTCAGAATCCATGCATCAACATTGACAAAAGCATCTGTACCCGATAAAACAGTACCCGAAGAAAGTTGACTCGAACCTGCTACAATGGTGAAACCTAAAGTGTAAGTGAACTCATAGTTTTCGAGAGACTGTGGACGTATAGTCGGAAGAGGATATAACGAAGTAGACTTATCGTTCTTATAGATTCTGCCAACATCTTTCAGGTCAAATACACTACTAGCACTAGTACCTATAGACGCAACATCGTCAAAGTCTTGACCAGAAGTCATCTCAATATTAGACAGATACACTCTAAACGTAGTAGAAGTTTCTTTTTCTATTGCCTTTATGTGAGCGGTTCCGATGGTTGACCCACCGTATGCAACAGCATTTCGTAAATTGACTTGTCTTTCGCCGTTTTCAGATTGCAATAAAGGATTGAATTTGAAAGCAGATGCTTTTGAAATAACATATGCTCCGTAGTCAACCGCAACAAAATCGCTAGGCACTGTTTCGTATGCCTGTGGGCGAGGAGTTTTCAGTTTCATCGGATATTCGTTTTCTACTCTAAACCCTTTCACATAGGCAAGACCAGGACCAACAACTGCGAAGATATCTGAATCTGTACTATCATCATCTTCAAAGGTAAGTTGAAAAGGTTCTGCGATATAGTTACCAGACTCTTCATATGTGCGCTGCGCGAGCATATCGTTGACAACGTTGAAATTATCGCGTTCATCAATTTGTTGTACGATCTGCGAGTTTACTACTCTACACAGAAATATAAAAGAATCGTCAGTCGGATTGAATTGTAATGCTTGATCCTTGTCTACCAATACTAAACGAATTCTCCATCGATCAGCACCTGGTGCTGATACATTAGGAGTACCACCAGTATTATCATATAACGCCTGAGTGTCATTTACTGTAATGACATCTTGAACAATTTTGAACCCAACGGTTCCGGTGTAAACCCTGCTTGTTGCCGATACAATAAGACTTTGCTTAGTTGCATGTACAAACCTTCCAGCAGCGAAAAAGTCACCGGTGTCTACAATAATTCTTACCCCAGCACCAATATCGGATGAGGAAGATCCCACTGTACCAGTAAACCCAGCAGCAGATATAGTCTCTGTCAAAGCAAAAGTAATTTCAGTTGTACCAACTGCTACAGTGCCTGAACCCGTATATCTAATATACAATCTGGCATCACCACTGCCCAGTTCTACCACTTCTAATATTTTTGCCGTTACACCAGTAGTAGCACCAGTTAGTTCTAAACCTACAGCAAGATCTTCAACACCGGTACCAGTAACCCTAACGAATCGATAGTTATTATCAATTTCAATCGCACCAGCAGAAACTGCTGCACCTTCTTTATAGATGTTTTTACCAAACCGAGTAAGTTCTTCTTGAATTATGGTTTGTAATTGGTTTAGTTCTCTTGCTTGTAGAGAACGACCAGAATTAAAAAGAATCTTATGATAACCGTCTGTTTCCGAAAAATCGTCATTATAGACGGTAGACAGTGTTTCGTTATTATACGTATTTGGCATGACTTATCCTAGAAAGTTATAACTATTTTTATATCTTCGGTTTGGTTAGGGTCTCTGGAAATTGGTGCAATATTGTCTATGTATAACAATTCGCCAGAGAAAATATCTAGAGCAGGATCGACTTGATTTGCTGCAATTGTTGATGATGCGGCACCAGTAAGTGTTACAACCGCCCCACCAGAACCAGCAATTTCTACCGGTTCGCCGCGTAAAAAAGTTCCGTACCCTGTGGTAGGAGTCTGATGATAGTAAAGATTTGTGCTATTTTCGAAGTAATCGACTATACCCTGTGCTTGACTAGTTTGACCCGTCATGACCAGATCTTCATCTACAGTTCCTACAGGAGGTGCACCAGTACAAATCAATGCGCGGTTTGCTTTACCCGTAGATTGTAAAAAGGCAGTAGAACCATCATAAACGGTTGGACTTTTCAAAAGAAGAATTTGTCGAAAATCGTTCTCTGTCAAAAGAGTATCAAACTCGTCGTTTTCGAAATCTGTTGTGACAATAATTGAATTTGCTTTTAGGGTAACAATAGGATCTGCTTCGATTCCTAAATTAGGACCAATCACAGGTCTGACAGTCGCATCTTCGGTAGGGTTATTCGAACCAGGATTGATTTTTACAGAAGCATAGTCGTAACCTAAACCTGTGACAGGGACTTCTATAGATGCAATCACACCACCAATATTGTTAGTAATCGTTGTTGCGAGATTAGGGGCAACAGCGTTACCTAAGACACTTGAAGACACATCGTTAGCATAACCTGCACCACCGTCAATAACCTTGATATTCAAGATCTGACCCGGTTGTGAAATCTGTTGGATTTGCCATTGTTCTGTCTGAACAAGTTGATCTAACGGATCAGCAGTAAAAGTTGTTACCGGAATAAAGTTAGAAGTCAGAAAACGATTTACTGCCACCTGACTAAGCGTAAACAAATATCTCCAAGTATATCCAGGTGAACCATCATCGTCGAGGGTGACAAGTACGTTTTCACCGGCAAGAACAGGGTTCGAAAGAGGTGCTGGTAAATTTGCTTTCAGCGGTTCTACTGTGCTAGGAATAACGTTACCGCTTGCGTCAACTCCTTGTTGTACACATAAAAAGATTTCGTAGTTTGAATTCATTACGTAAGGTATTGCTTCTGCATCGAAAGGTATAGAAGTCCAAGGAGCATCATCATACGCTGAATACTTAGTATCTGCAACCCAATCTTGTCGAGTAATTGCAGCAGATATTCCAGTCGCAATCTTTACGTGTTGACAAGCAGAACGTGCTTCTCTAGCATATTCAAAATCATTCGTTGGAGCAAAAGGCGTTTCTGGATCCAATTCAGCAACATTGTTCCATGTCAAAGACCTACCTAACCCAATATAGACATTGCCAGATAAACTTTCTTTCGTGTCTTTTATAAGTTGACTAATAAATTGTTCTGTTACTATTGCTGTCATTATTTTCTACCGGTATAATTTCTTATTTATAGGGTTGTTGTTTCGATTGCATTCGTTGTTATTGCAATTGGGTCTTTACCTAATTTATTCTCACGAAGAGTAGAAATGTTTCCTTGATTAGCAGGAACCACCGTAACTTTTATTGAAGTTCCAGAAAACGCAGATGGAGTGAAACCGGAAATATTTACCGTTCCTAATGCTGCGTCATAATTACCTACGTTATCAATAATTATTTTACCTGTCACTACAGAAAGTATTTCAAGAACATTTGAACCTAATCGATTTCTCAAGATACACGTTGTTCCCCTGACAATAAATTCTGATGAAGATATTGCATATGAAGTTACGGAAGGTGCTGTAATAGAAGCAGGGAACGCAAGTGTGTAAGCAGTCGAAATCCCAAGTACAGGCACAAAACGTTGTTGAATTTTTACTGCTGCTTGACTAGACAATACACCGGGATCCGAAGCGTCTACAAGGGTCAATAAGTTAGATCGTCTAAAGGTTTCACTAAATTCGTCGGTTACCGTATCAAGATATGAAGAAACAACATTACCGACAACAGTCTCGATTTCTGGAATTGTAGCATACGAAGATAGCGTTTGATTGTATTGGAAAGTAAGATCGACTTCTACATAAGTAGTGATAGGATCTATGAAGACTACATCAAAAGCAACTACTGCTAAGTTCTTCACTAATTTACGAATATCTGCTTTGAGCGATTCTGTTGGTGATGGTGTTATAGAAACATAAACAGCACCATACTGAGCAGGAATATTATCTTCACCGCCCCAACAAAGGATATCAGAAATTTGACTTGAAAAATTTCTACGGATAAGAGCAGCATAATCATCTGCGGTTACCATTCGATTCTGTGCAGCATATAAAAAAGGCGCTGCTTTACGAATAGATTCGATGCTTTCTTTGTTAGCACCAGCATACGAATTTGTAATGGTTATTGGAATTATCGAAAGATTTGATCCATCACCACCTGGAATTGAAGTGGTAGTAGTAAAAGTTCTCGCGCCATTCGCAGCAGTACCAGCACAAGAGTTATAGGTCACTACAATTTTATCTCCTGAGACAGGGACTTCGCCCAGACTAGCACCGTTACCAAAAGCAACTTCGTAATATCCGTTAGGGGTTTCTTTGATAATAAAAATTCTTGAAAACTGATCTAACTCGGATACTGTACTCACATTATAAAACTGTTTATTAGTTGAACCAACAGTCACTTCGACTGTATTGATATCAATGTCTTGGTTAGGAATAACGTAGGTGTCAATTTCTGAAGTAGTACCAGCAATAAAGGTTTTTTGTTTTTCAATACCTTCTCTAACAGTAACATTTTCCCACGTGTAAGAATATGGACCAGACCCCTGTTTGAAAGCAGTAGCGTCCTTAGTCGTTTGAAAGGTATATGCAACATCATCAACGGTTGTGGTAAATTTGGTGTTAGCAGGAAGTTTCAAAGAATTACTAGTAGTAGCTGTACCACTAGCGGTTACGTTGATAACAGCAATCGAAGATATTTTCGAGTTTGGAATATACCCAATAGCAGTTGAGAGACCAATCATCGAAGATCTCAACTGAGCGGTACTCAGGAAAGATTCGTTGAGAGCAAAGTTAGCTATCAACCCATTATAATGTGTGTTGTATGCAAGTACATCGAGAATATTAGACAATCCTGACGCTTCGAAGTTATAGTCTGCAAATTCAGGTTTCTGCTCTAACCAAGTTTTCAAATTATTTCGGATCGAATCGAAATCTAAACCTGTGCTATTGATTGTTGTTGCCATTTATCTCAACCTCGAAACTGTTGTCTCTAATGTTATGTTTTGATCTGTGTTTATAATAGAGAATTCTATTCTAACATCTAACCTATTCTGATCAAGAGAAGTGTTCACATCTAATTTTATAAGATTGACTCTAGGTTCGTATCTCAAAATAGATCCACGAATCTGTTCTTCTAATTCATCAGAAGTGTCCGTATCTGCTAGTTCAAATAATAATCCTCTAAGGTCTGCCCCAAAATCAGGTCTAAACGGTTTTTCAAATCGATTAGTCTGTAATAAATTTTTTATTGCTTGTTTCACAGCAGCAGCATCTGTTTTCTTATATACATCGCCAGTATTTGGATTTGCTTCTAAAGACAGATCTACATCAGAATACAATCGCTGCCGACTAGTGATCAGCGATGCGCCCTGTGCTTGTTTATCTTCTGTCGAAAGTAATTTTGCCATGTAACTTATTTATACTAAAATTTCAACCAATTCGTTTGAGGATTGAAGTTTAGTATTAAATCGAGTTTCGATCTTATATTGAAAATGTAAGTCAAAGGATACTGGAGTAGTGGGCATCACAACAGCAATCTGACATGAAACAGATCCGTTAGGATCAAACTTATCATAGTCAAGACAGATAAGATCGTAG